TATGTGGCTCAACGTGATGCTCCTCCTTCAACTGAACCGCCTTTTGAAAAGCCTGGGCAGGGAGAAGAACAAGGAGAAGATGATGGTCAATTAGGAGATGACACATCAGAAACAGAAGTTATTGATGATGATAGCAGGAAAATAGACGATGGTGATGGTGAGTGTCAGCCAAATTATGAAAGATGGAATGGCTCTTGTGTTGCTGTGTGTAATGCTGCTGCTGGCTATGTAAGAGATGAAGACCCTTCTTCCCCTTCTTATGGGTCATGTGTACTAATGGGTGACGGAGGAGGTGAGGGAGAAGGAGATAACGGAGGCGGTGATGATGACACTAAAGACAACGGAAAGTCTTGTGCTACTGGTTATGTCTATGATGAAGCATTACAAAAGTGTGTTCCTATAAAGGAAGAAGAAACTGGAGATGGCGGTGACTTAAACGCTCCTACAGAAACAACAGTTACAGGCTTACCTCAGCAGCCTACAACAGAAACAGGAGGAGTAGGCGGGATGTTTGCTTTTGCTGCTCCTAGTCCTAACAGAACAACCTCAGAGGTACTAGCTCCTGACCTCTTTAAGATAGACGCTAACATACCATTAATAGGTAGACTAACACAGGCAAGACCTATGGCTGCTCCACAGTATTTGTTGAGTGGCATATCACAGAGATACAAGGTGTAAGATGACATATTTAAACTTAGTAAACAACGTCCTAAAGAGACTGCGTGAGGCAGAGGTAACTACTGTAACGCAGAACACCTACTCTGCTATGATTGGGGAGTTTGTGAATGATGCCAAAGAGTTTGTAGAAGACGCTTGGGACTGGTCTGCTCTGAGGACTACCATCACAGTGTCTACCGTGGTAGATGACAACAGCTACTCACTGACTGGCTCAGGCATCAAAGACAAGCTGTTAGATGCTATCAACGATACCTCTAACGTCAGACTGAAGATGGACTCACTAGGTAAGTTCAACGAAAGACTACACATCTCAGGCACAGCCACTGGCGCACCTCTGTACTTTACCTTCTCTGGTGTGGACAGCAACGATGACAGAACAATCAATGTGTACCCTACGCCTAACGGTGTCTACTCTCTGCGCTTTGACCTGACTGTAAAGGAAGACAAGCTGTCAGAGGATGCCACAGACTGCGTACTGCCTCCTAGCCCTATCATACACTTAGCGACTGCTATGGCTGTACGTGAGCGTGGTGAGACTGGTGGTACTTCTACACAGGAATACTTTGCCATAGCTAATACCAGCCTGTCTGATGCTATAGCTTTAGATGCTGGACACTTCCCACACGAGACTGAGTGGAGAGCCGTTTAATGGCACAACAGTTACAGAACATTACCATTGCAGCTCCCGGCTTCTTTGGTATTAACACACAGGACTCGCCCATAGGACTTAATCCGTCCTTTGCGTCTATTGCAGATAACTGTGTGATTGACCAGTATGGTCGTGTTGGTGCTAGGCAAGGCTACACGGAGGTAACTACCAACGGTGCTTCTGTGCTTGGTTCTAGTGTTGGCTTAGAGATGATACATCAGTACAGAGACTCTGATGGTAATGAGGTAATACTCTCTGCTGGTAACAATAAGATATTTACAGGTAGTACAACATTAGTAGATGCTACTCCTGCTTCTTACAGCATTACAGCTAACAACTGGAAAGCAGTCAACTTCAATGACCATACCTACATGGTACAGCGTGGCTATGAGCCTTTAATGTACTCAGACCATGCTGGTGTGGTAGAGCCAATGTCTAGCCATGCACACGCTACAGGCACACCTCCAGAGGGTAACGAGATACTTGCTGCTTATGGTAGAATATGGATAGCTGACTTTGAGACTGATAAATCCACTATCTACTGGTCTGACCTGCTGAACGGCTCAGGCTTCTCTGGTGGCTCTCACGGCTCGTTAGACGTTACCAAGCACTGGCCTAACGGGTATGACGAGATAACGGCTCTGGCAGCCCATAATGGCCTCCTAGTGATATTCGGGAAGAACTCTATCCTTATCTATGAGGGTGCAACAGACCCTTCTACAATGTCTCTAGCTGACACCGTAGGTAACATAGGCTGTGTTGCTAGAGATACAGTACAGAACGTAGGTACTGACCTTGTGTTCCTTAGCTCTACAGGCGTTAGGTCTTTGGCTAGAACGATACAGGAAAAGTCAGCACCTCTCAGGGATATTAGTAGGAATGTCAGGAACGACTTAACAACAACATTGGCTGCTGAGACAGGCAACATTAACTCTGTCTACAGCCAAGAGAATGCTTTTTATCTAGTCAACTTCCCATCACAGAACATTGTGTACTGCTTTGACATAAGGAGTCCACTAGAGGATGGAAGTTATAGGGCTACCACATGGAGCCAGATAGACCCTCTGTGTTTCCATAGGCTAGAAGATGGTACGTTATACTTTGGACACAGCACAGGTATCACTAAGTACGAAGGCTATAACGATGATGGCTCTCAGTACACACTGAGCTACTTTAGTAATCCGCTAGACTTTGGTAATGCTGCGAATCTAAAGTTTCTTAAGAAGTTTACTCTTACTATCATTGGTGGGCAGAACACTCAGGCTGTACTTAACTGGGGTTATGATTATAGCTCATCCTATACCAAAGAGACTTTTACTTTTGCTGACAAGAAGATTGCAGAATATGGGTTGTCAGAGTACAACACAGCAGATGCAGAGTATTCAGCTAGTATTATTATTAACACTAACGGTTTTAACGGAACAGGTAACGGCACTGTGGTTACTGTAGGTATCGAAGCTACTGTGAATGACGCTCCGTTCTCCATTCAGAAGATAGACATTCTTGCTCTGCTGGGCAGATTAATATAACGAGGTAATATAGATGAGTTGGTTAGACATTTTAGGCGGGGCTGCTGATATAGGCACAACTGCTGCTCTTGCAGAGGACTTTGTTAAATCGCAAAGAGAAGCAGGACAGACTGCTTACAATAGAGCAGAGCAGCTAGGCAAGACTTTAGCTGCTGAATCTGCTGGCACGTTTAAGCCATTCACTGTATCTACAGGACTTGGCCCAGGAATAACAGTAGGACAAGAAGGTGGTCTTACTGTAACTATGCCTGAGTCCCAAGAAGAAGCTGCTAGAGAGATAGCCCGTAGAGGCACTGGACAGCTTATGGGAGTTTTAGGCTCAGGTAAACTACAAGAAGAACAAGAGCGTCTTCAAGGTATGCTCCTCGGCCCTGACATCGGCACAGCTCAGCAGGATGTTTTTAGCCAGTTACAGGCTCTTCGTGCGCCTGAGCAGGAACGTCAGAGACTAGCCTTAGAGAATCGTCTATTCCAGCAGGGACGAGAAGGCATCCGCACAGCACAGTACGGTGGTACTCCTGAGCAGTTGGCTATGGCAAAAGCAATCCAAGAACAGCAAGCTGCTGACGCACTGACAGCTAGGCAACAGGCTTTAACAGAGCAGCAGCAACGAGCAGGGCTTATTGCTGAAGCACTTGGACAAGGCAGACAGCAACAGGCTCTACAGGCTGAGCTAGGACTTGGTGGAGTACAAGCTGCCTTCTTACCTCAGCAACAGGCTCTGAGTCTATTGAGTGCTGCTACACCGTTCTCTGAGCTAGGCACTAGAGCTGGTCTCCAGGGTATGCTTACTAGAGGTGAGCTTGGTATAGGAGGCTTAGAAGCTCTTACAGCAGGAGAATCAGCAGCAGCTGCTACTGAGCGTGAGTATTTAAATGTACTGAGGGACGCTCTCTTTGGAGGAGACTCAGCAAATCCTAGTTTATTTACACAGGGCTTAGGTTTTTTACAGAACCTTTCTGACATTAGACTAAAAACTAACATTAAGAAGGTAGGCCAAGTTACTGATGAGATTGGTCTTTACACTTGGGACTGGACAGAAAAGGGTAAAGAGTTAGCTAAAGAGCAGCCTACCTTTGGTGTACTAGCACAAGAGGTAATCAAGACTATACCAGAGGCAGTAGCTAAAGGTATTGATGGCTTCTTTAGAGTTGACTACAGTAAAATTTTACAGGCAGGTATATAACAATGGCTAATCTAGTAGCAGCACTAGCTCCTCTATTAACTTCAGGGAGAGCTACTTCTTCACAGCAACAGCAAAGTACTAGCCCTACTGGTAATCTTCTTGCTGACTTAATGGCCCCTCCTCCTGCTAGAACTCAGGCAGAGCAGTTAAGGACTAGCATTGGTGGAATGTTTGGGCTGGACACTAGACCT